CTCAAAACGCCGCTTTGTAAAAACTCAACGGCTTCTTTGATCCTGAAGATCGATTCATATAACGGGTCTTTCATCAAAAACCCTCCTTATAACTAAGTACACACAAAAGTATGTACTTACGCCCTAACTTATTTCTTCAAGCCGCGACTATTTACGGGCGGAACTTGGTACAAGGGTGCCTTAGGCGCCATCTTGGAACCAGAGGGACCTGTTTCTACTGGTGAGCCGGGGCCACCTGCGTAGCCGGGCTTGCCGGTGATCTTGTAGTTCTTACGAAAACCCATGTCTTGATTGCCTGTTGCCATTCTTAAACTCCTGTTGGTTGTTGTGATTGTTGTACCGCTTGGGCCAACTGTTGTTGCGCTTGCATAGCCGCATCGTGTGCACGTTGCTCTTCTGCTTGCGCTTGATCTAACCCATGCTTACGCAGGTCTGCGTACGCTTGGCGTTCTGCCTCCAACGCAGTCATCTCTTGTGAGTGCTGTTGTTGAATCTGTTGTGCGCTCAACGCTTGGTCGGCCGCGATCATTGCCACGCGCTCTTTGGAGGCGTTGTTGATGTCTGTGATGGCAACCTTGGCCGCGTTGTCCTGATCGGCCAACTGTTGCTGTAGTCCCATCTTGGCTTGGATCTCTGCCAACTTGGCTTGCATGTCGCGCACCTTGTCTGCCATCTCGGCCTGCATCTTCTCGCGCTCCAACTGGAAGCGCGCCTGCGCCTCTTCTGTCTTGCGCTTTGTCTCTGCCATCTGAGTCTGGATGAGTGCCTGTGACGTGGGGTCTGCCATCGCCGCTGACTGCATCTGTGACTGCTTGGCCTGTTGCATCTGTTGCACCAACTGCTGGATGATCGGGTTGATGCCCTCGAACGTCTTGGTTGCGTCTTGGTTGACCAACTGAGCGGCCATGGCCAGTGCCTCTTGTGCGGCTTGGTCCAGCTTGCGCTCTTCGTTCAACTTGAACGCGTCCTCGCCACCAGCGGCATGCGACACGTAGTTGCGCATAGACTGCAGGTAGTGCAGTGTCAAGTGTTGCTTGATGTGTTCCAACATCAAAGGCGTCACAGAGGGGCCAATGAGTGGGTTGCCACCGTACGCGGGGTCCATCATGTACGCCAAGTGCACCTTCAGGTGGTCGATGTGGCTCTGGTCTGGGAACGCGGCGGCCGCATGGCCCATGGTCATCTGCACGTTCTCAAGCGCAGGGTTACTCTCAACCGAGCCCTGTGGGTTAGGCATGACCTTCTCAATGTCAGGCACCTTCATCAGCTTCATCACACGCATGTGAGCTTCACGGATGTTGTACAACTGGGGCGCTTTGTCTGCCAACTGCATTACCAGTTGAGCCTGTGTCAAACGCTGTGTTTCGCTGAAGATGTTAGGGTCAGAGATTGGGCTGACGTCTGAGTTGTCTTCGAAGTCTTCTACTGCGATCTCGGCGCCGGACTGGTTGTCCATGTCCTCCAAGTACCAGCAGTTCAAGCGTGACAGGATCTGCAAGCTCTTAGCCTGACTGCGGTGCAGACGAGCGTGAATGCTTGAGAATACCTTAGAGCCCTGCTCGATCAACGCCTGTGTTGTGCCAACGGGTGTGTTGCTACCTGCGTCGGCAATACGGCCTTCGCTTGTCTTCACAACACCCTTGGCCGCGTCGGTCAGCCAACCTAACAGGTTGTACAGCACGGAGGACGGTGGGTTGAACGGCAGTGGCATCGCCAACTTACGCACGTCGTCCACGCCGGGTGAACCCTCGATCTCAACGACCTGAGTTGGCTCAATGCGGTCTGTCTGGCCACCAATGCGTCCGCCCTTGAGCTTCAACATGGTCTGGCTGTTGTTCACGTGGGCTGAGTCCATCAACGCACGGAGCGAGCCTGTCAGGGCCGCTGAGAGGCCACCGATGAGGTGCGGCATGCCGATAGCATAAGCGCCGCGCCAAGGAATGAACTTGTACTCTACGATCCAGTCCAGTTTGCGCATGCGTGTGTCGCCTGCCTGCCAGTTACGGTACAGACCAACCACCTTGCTGGAGATCTCGTCCACTGTCAGGATGTACGGTGCACGTGCGCCGCCTGTCAACGGGTCGTCTTCCAAACGCAAGAACGCTGTGATCTCATACACACGGCGCAGGCCGTCTACGTTCTTAGTTGGTTCTGTCAGGCCCTCGATCTTGTCGTTGGCCTTCTTAGACTGTGTCTGGTTCTCAGGCAACAGGTCAGACGTGTACAACTCAATGTCGCGGTACTCACCCATCTCGATACGTTGCTTGAACATATCTTCTGTAATGTCTTGCTGTTCCGTTACGCGCGCGGCTGAGTAGAAGTTTGTTGACGCGAAAGGCAACAGAATGTTGTCAATTGGAATCCACTCGGGCACTGGACGGTTGAGGTCTTTGTCGAATCGCCATTTGAGGTACTGTGAACCACCGAGCGGCAACTGTGTGAACAACTGCTCCATCTCGTCGCGGTACTCTTCAACCTGCTCGGTCAATTGCCAGTTCAGGAAGTTAGCCTTACGCTGTGCTGTGTCCAAACGCTTTTGGTCAGCCTTACCCTTGATGAACGTACGCACCAAACCGTCGGCCGGCAACAACTCTTTGCACGCGTTGGACGCAAAGTCCACGCAAGCCTCTGCCATGATAGGGTGAACCACCTTGGACGCGCCGTCAAACGTTGCGCCACCGGGGGCGTCGTTGCCCAGACCTGTGCGGCGGATGCCCTCTTCGTACTGCTTGTCACGCTGTTTGCGCGACTCACGGTCCACCTCAATCAGGTCAAGGTACTCAGACGCTAGTCCATCAAGAATGCCCTCTTCCAACTCTTCTGCCAAGTTGGCGTAGAACTCTGGGTTCTGTGACGGCTTCTCTGTCTCCATCATGTTGACCACAACGGAGCCGTCCTCCATCTCAATGATCTCGGACTCTACCTCGTCAATGTCCAAATCCAGCGCTTCAGCCAGATCTTGAACTTCCTGTTCCGTGTCTACTTCTTTGGTCGTCTCGTCTTCAGCGTACGACAACGCGGACAGGTTACCGCCCTTTTGGAGTGGGATGATTGGTTGCATTATTGGTTAAAGCCTTTGTACGCTTTACGAATTGGTTGAGCCATTGGCAACATACCCATTGCGCTCATGCCTGCGCTAACGGGTTCGCCCTTGGCTAAATAGTGTCCTGTCTCTGAGGCGTACAGTGGCGCCATGGCCATCGCGCCTGCGGGGTTGATTGTTGCAATGTCTGCTAAACCAAAATTAAACGGCAGGTTGCTAGAAGGTCCACCGATTACGGTGTCGGCTGTTCTGCGCGCCTTTTGGCGGCCCATGCCAGACTTCTCTAAGAACTCTTGGCCCAGTGCCGAAATACGTTCTTTGGGTGACGGCTTGTATTCTTTTGCTGATGGCTCGTAGCGACCGTACGCACGTGACATCACCTCGTCCGCCGCGTTGTCGTATGTACTACCGCCGCCACGAATGTACGCGGTCAACTCTTCCATTGTGGGGCCCTGTGTCATGCCGCCCTTGTCGTAGCCGCGGACCATCATCTCGGCCTGCATGTCGCGGGGAGAGTACATCATGCCGCCTGCGGCCTTGCCCTGCACCGCACGGCGGCGCTTGTCTTCCAACTCTTGCAACTGCCAGTCTTGCGCAAACGGCTGGCGCTGTGCTGGCTCAGTGTCGAGCAAATAATCACGCTGGTGTTGTGGCTTCCAGTCTGCGGGATGCTTAGTCACCACCGTCTCTGGCAAACCAGACATACGGGCCTCGTCACGCCATGCGTTCATCTCAGCCGTTGCGGGGCCACGGCCCTGCATTGGACGTTGAGCGATTGGGTTAACGCCTGTGTAGTTGTGACGCAGGGGGTTGACCATCGCGTTGATCGCGTTGACAATGTCCTCTTGGTCTGGCTCAATGCCGCGGGCACGGAAGTCGGACACCACACGGTCCACCAAAGCACCGTGCTTACCCAACAGCATCTCGTCTGTCAGTTTGTCCAGTCCGGGACCCTCTAGTTGCGCGGCGCGTTCGGCAAACGGCGCACTCGCGCTGGTCATCTGCGGAATGTCACCCTCTGTTGCACGAATGGCACCCAAGCCACCCATTGCTTCGTCTCCTAAGTCCATCGCCTCTTCACCCAACTGCTGGCGCGCGGCCAAATCTTCTGTTGAGG